TGATTGGGATTCACATTACGTCGAAATTGACGTATGGGGTTTGGATTACAAAATGGAAAACGCATTTGTCGAGTGGGAAGAGGACTTCAACCGAGAGTATGCAGGTGAGTGGGAAGTCACCGTAGGCGCACACCGCAATGGTGTAAACACAGTCATTGCCCGAAAATTAAACTAAACCACAACGATATGAATTACGACAAGCCATATACAGGACTCCATATTTGGGATGAAGTGGACATCTTGTGGGAAGCAATAGAGAAGGCAGGAGGCGAGGTGGTCGATACCACGGGAGGCGGTGACGAAGCCGTTATGTACGTCGGAGGGTTGGATGAATATGAGGTAGAACAAATTGTCAAAACGAATTTTGCTGGCGTTGACTATTCAATTTTTCCAGAAGATGGACTGATTGGAATTGGGTTGTACGTCTAAACCACAACGCTATGTATGTAGTAATCAAAGGGCTATCCTACGACGAAGTGTACGACTACATCGCGGATTCGTTTGCCCACCTCGACGACTGGGAAGACGACATTCATATTGACGACTATGGTTACGTTGATGCAGATGCAGGTGACATGAGGCGACACGTCGAAATCGACGCAGGTGTAGGGTCGGATTTGGAAGACTACTTTGTGGATGTCATTGAAGACCTCGCCTACGACGAACCCGACGCAGAAATTGATTTTCTCTAAACCACAACGGTGACCAAAACACCTTTACATTATAGAGTATGAAGGCACAAGATGTAATCGTTTGGGTTCGGGTCTATGGCTATGAAGGCAATGACCAAGACATCCAGTTTAAGCCCTTGACTTACAACTCATTTGATGAGTGGCAAGACAAGTGGAAAGAAACGATGGAGGCGTTGGACATGGCCGACTTCGAGTACGTCGATTGGGACTACGTTCAGTCTGAGTCGGATGCCTCTATGCTTATGCAAGATGAGGCCACTTGGGACGCATGGACGTACTACATCGAGGAATACGGTGACCTTGGCACGGGCTTTTTCGACGCGGCTATGACTCACTTTGAGGGTGAAATGTCTGAGTTTGACGACTGGTTGCAAGACGCGTATCAAGGTGAGTGGGACTCCATGCTCGACTTTGCCTACGACCTCATTGATAGTTCGTATGGCAACGACATTCCTGAAGACCTAGCCGAAAGGTACTTTGATTACGACGCATTCGGATTCGCCCTTCATGCCAACGGTGACCTTAACGCCCTTATCATGGACGACTGGGAAGACCGTTACGAAACTGAGGCCGAAGCCGAGGCCGTGTACAACGAGTTCCTAGACAAGTCAGACAAAGAAATTGCCGAATGGTATATCTACGACCTTGTCGGAGACCTCAATTCTGCACTAGGAAATCAAGTGAAAGATTACTTCGACTATAAGTCGTTCTCCCGTGACTTGGAGTACGATTACGACTACGTCAACGGCTACGTCTTTTGGACGAACTTCTAATAGAAACCATTTATAATTACCCCCATGTTCAAAAGAAAATTTGAAGAGGAGGCCGCGCCAGCGGCTGAGGCCGCACCAGCGGCAGAAACAACCGACCCATCGACTGCACTTGTCGAAGCACTTACCGCAATGGGTTTGAGTGCCGAACAAGCCGAGGCAGTTTTGGCTATGGCCGAAGACCTTGTCGCGGCAGGAACGGGAGAAGCGACTGAGGAAGCACCAGCGGCAGAAACCACTGAGGTTGCCGCGTCGCGTCAACGTCGTGGTCGCGCCCGTATGAGTCGTGGTCGCGCCCGTATGAGTCGTGGCCGTAGCACTCGGATGTCTCGTGAGCGTCGCGAGCGTTTCAGTAAAGCACGTCGGTCTAGTGAAGGCCGTCGCCCACGTCGTACTGCCATGAGTGCAGAACAAAAGACTATCGCGCGTCAACGTCGCCAAATCGCCATGATGCGGAACGAACTTCGCGCCAACGGTCAAAAGCCAGCGGCACAAAAGTTGTCGCGCAACCCACTCAAGGGTCGAAACGTCGCCCAAGCGCAACGCCCCATCGAGGGTCGTTCGGTTAAAGAACGTGTGTTCAACTATGTAAAAGGTCTCATTTAAGATGAGTAAGTATCATTCATTCAACAAGGCGCGTCGTCGGAACTTTGCGAACCCGACGTTCTCGCCCACCCCTACCTATGCAGGGGACTTGGTCTTGCCTTTCTTGACCCCTGCGGTTAAGAGTGGCGACACCCTCGCGAACAACTACGTTCGCACTATCGACGGAATCACAAACAAGGCAGTCATTCAGACGACCGAGTTGACCGACCCACTTCAGGCGGGCGGTTCGTCTTACTGTGGGTTCGACACTGGTGACAACATTTCAATCGGTGAAACGGTGTTGGAGTTGTCCGACATCAAGGTCAACGAAGAAATGTGCCGTGCGTTGTACCTCCCATCTTGGGTTTCACAACGCGGTTCACGCTTGCGTTCCGATGCAGGTTCTAACGAGTTCCGTAATTTCTTGTTGGCTACCGTGGCCTCCAAGGTTGCTGAAGGCGTAGAGAACGCGATTTGGAAAGGCAACACCACTACTACTACGGTGGGTTTGCTTGGTAACGATGGCGGTACGCTCGATGCCGCTGCCTACAGTGCGTCACGCTTGGGTCTCGGAGGTGCAGTCGAATCAACGATTGACGCATCTATGACCGCGGCTAACGTTATCGCTTCTATCGGAGGTGTGTACGCGGATGCGGTGGACAACGTGCCAGGTTTGGTAACGAAGCCCGACACGAAGATTTTTGTCAGCAACAAGACGGCCGCATTGTACCGTCAGGCGTTGGCTACTTCAGGTGCGTTCGATAGTTCCAACAACTTGGGCGGTCAAGGTTACAACAACCAAGTGACCAACCAAGCGTTCGCGACGCTCAATTTCTTGGGTATCGAAATCGCAGAATGTTCAGGAATGCAGGACGACTGCATCGTAATTGCACAATCCGAAAACTTGATTGTAGGGTCTAACCTTATGACCGACTTGACGGATGTCAACTACATTCCTGTGTATCAGTTCGACGGTTCTGACAACGTTCGCATCACAATGCAGTTCGGTTTGGGTACTCAAGTGGGTATCGGAAGCGACGCGGTTGTGGGTGCGTTGGCGGCCGTGTTTGCTTAATCCTTAAACCCCAAGTAAATGCCTTGTGTAATTTCAGCAGGACGCGAGACCTCGTGTAAGGATGCCGTCGGAGGTATCAAAGGGGTCTATATTCACAACTACACGGAGTGGTATAACAACGCCAGTTCAGCAGTAGCCAACGGAGTTGTAACGGCTATCATTGATAAGGACTCAACCGATACCGATGCCCCGTTCAACGTGTTCTATTTTCAGACCCGTCGCGAGATGTGTTCCTTGGAAGTGGCAGTGCAGTCTTCACCCGAAAACGGCACGACCTTCTTTGAGCAGACGTTCACGATGGACTTGAACAAGTTGTCTCAGGACGACGCGAATGCCCTTCGTTTGTTGGCGTATGGCCGACCCCAAATCATTGTAGAAGACAACCAAGGAAACCTTATCATGCTCGGTGCAAAGAACGGCATGGACGTGACCGCTGGTTCAATTTCTACAGGCCAAGCGTTTGGAGACCGTAACGGTGTGAGTTTGACTTTCACTGGAAAGGAGGACGAAGCGTTCTATACTATGGTTGGCGCGGCAGGTTCAGGTACGACCAACGCACCGTTCACGACGTTTGCCGACACCGAAATCACTGTGGACGGAAGTGACCCTTCATAAGTGAGTTTTGAAAAACAGGTGAGAAAGGGGGGCGTTGCCCCCTTTTTTCTACCTTATATTATTAGGTAGATGATTCAACTAAATCGCAACACCCTGACTCAGAGTCTATGGTTCACCTCGTTGGATGAAGTGCAAATGGTTGTGTGCAATTTCAACTTCATCAACCTTATGACTAACGATGTCTATACAATCACTGATGCCCCTGTGATTGACGGTGACTGGTTTCGGTTAGATATAAACCAAAACATCAAGTCTTGGCCGACTGGAATGTATATCTTGCAGGTGGAACAAATCGTTACTCGCAAACTTTTTGCACGTCGGTTGGTGTACTTGTCCTATGACTCAGGCGAACCAGTCAAGACCGATGTGATTGAACACGAAACCACTGATAGGAATGTCGTCTATAAAGGATAAAATGTTTTTCAGCGCGATGCCCTACGCGCCTTCGGCCTCGCCTGTATTTGAGGAGTCGTCAACGCGTGAGTGGGTGACGCAGGGTGACGACAACTTGTGGCCTATCTACCTTGAGGAATTGATGCTAGGTAGCGGAATGCACAACGCAATCATTAAGGGTGTCGCGGATATGATTTACGGCCACGGCCTAGACTCAGTTCAGAAAGACAGTCACGTTGACCAGTGGTTGCGCCTCAAGTTGCTATTCAAAGACGAGACCTGTTTGAAACAGGCGGCACTGGATTTGAAGTTGTACGGGCAATGCTACCTCAATCCTATTTGGTCGCAAGACCGAACGAACATCGTCGAGTGCCACCATATACCTGCGAGTCATATTCGTGCGGGTGTCGCCAACGACGACGACGACGTGGAGGTTTACTATTACTCAGCCGATTGGAGTGACATTAGCAAGAACCCACCACAACCGATTCCTGCCTTCAACCCACAAGACAGGACTGCCGCATCAAGCGTCGTACAAATCAAACTGTACAACCCCACGTCGTTTTACTACGGGTTGCCCGACTACATAGGGGGTATCACTTGGGCGTATGCCGACAAGCAAATAGCTGAGTTCCACGCATCTAGCTTGCAACAGGGACTGTTTCCAAGTCTATTAATAAACTTCAATTCGGGAGTGCCGACGGAAGACGAACGCCAAAAAATCGAACGACTCATCTACGACAAGTTCGGGAGTGCATCGAACGCTGGTAAGTTCCTCATTACCTTCAGTGACACGGCCGAGGAAGCCCCGACGTTTGAGGCGTTCCAACCTCAAGACCCACAAAAGACATTCGCGTTCTACTCGGAACAAATTGTCACGCAGGTGCTATGCGCCCACCGCGTCACCTCGCCACTCCTTTTTGGTCTTCGCACTACGGGGGGTGGGTTTGGAAACAACGCGGACGAAATGAAGGAAGCGTATGAATTGTTCCACAACTCGGTCATCCGACCGATGCAGGAAACATTCATCAAGGGTTTGCGCCCCATGTTGTCGTGCATGAATATCACACTGGACTTGAACTTTAAGAAGTTGCAACCTGCCTCGTACCTGTACGTCGAAGACATGGCCGTAGGCGAGGAGGAAATGCAAAACAAGGATGCGTCCTACAACGGTGCGCAAATCGCAAGCGCGGTCGAGGTATTGGTCAAGGTTCAGGAAGGCATCCTTACCGAGGAACAAGCCAAGGTATTCTTGGTTCAGATGCTTCAGTTTACCCCTGCCGTTGCCGACGCATTGTTTACCGAGGGCGTAAGTGCTATCGGAATCGTTGCCGACGAAACCGA